CGTGGGGGCGCCGCCACTGCGCGCACGCGTAGGCTCCGCTTCACCCCGCGCGCGAGGTGGTCATGCGGGTGAAGGGCCCGAACGATGGCGGCCCGGCTCGAGGTTGATCTCGACCTCAACGGTCCGCAGTTCGTCTCCTGGAACTGGCTCTTCGACGAGAACGGCGAGGTTCAGCGGCGGCGCACGGTCTTCCTCCCCTGGGGACGCGGCGTCGGCAAAAGTTACTTCCGCCGGCAAGTCTGGTGGACCCTCATCGCCCGGTACGAATACCGGCAGCGCGAGAAGTGCCCGAAGCCTCTCCGCGGCGTGCGTATCACGTCGCTCATGCCGACCCTGAAGCAATTCCGGGACGTGCACTGGGCGGACATCGAGGAGGAGCTCTGTGGCACGGGACCCTGGGCCTGGCTCGGCGCGAAGCTCGATCGGCAGACCTGTCAGATCGACTTCCCCGGCGGCTCCTGGGTCAAACCTTTCCCCGCCTCGGCGCACAACGCCCGGACGGCGCGCGGCATGCGGACGGACGTGCTCGATTCTGACGAGTACGACGACATCGACGCCGACGTTTACGATTCGGTCGCGGTCCCTTGGCTCTCGGAGCCCTGGAGCCTCGGCCTTGAGCTACCGGGCGGAACGCCTACCCGAGGCCGTCACGGCATCTGGTGGCGCACACTCAAGGCGGCCGAAGTGGGCGAGGGCCTGAGAGCCGGCAACGAGCCGAGCGACGACCTCGACCCGGCTACCCGAGCCGCATACGCGTCGATCTTCGCGAAGCACGCGACGTACCGCGACACGCCCGAGACGGTAGCCCCCGAGGCCGCCGCGAAGGCGAGGGCGACGACGCCCGCCGCGACGTTCGAGCGCGAGTGGGAAGCCAATCCAGACGCGGGCGAGGGCCTCGTCTACCCGTTCGAGGAGAAGTTCCACGTTCGGGAGCCGCCCGACGGCCTCCGCGAGTTTATCGTCGGAGCGGACTGGGGCTGGAGCGACCCCGGCGTCCTCCTCCGCGGCGGCATCCAGGGGCACGGCGCCGACGCGACGCTCTGGATCGTCGACGAGCACTACGAGAGCGAGATCCCGAATCACATCTGGGACGAGCGCGCTCGAGCCTGGCGTGACGCGAAGTTCTGGCCCGACCCCTCGCGCCCGGACCGCATCAACGACTTCCGCGCCCTCGGGCTTGCGGTAGGCGAGAGCGACAACGACATCTTCGCCGGCATCGCCCGCGTGGCCGACCTGCTCTTCATCCGGCAGGTCGAGACGATGGGCCCGGCGTTTCAGCCGATCGTCACGCGCGTCGCGAGGCTCTACGTCTCCCCGCGCTGCAAGAACCTCATTCGCGAGTTCGGCCTCTACCGCCGAAAGAAACTCCCCGGCGGCGGCTTCGACGAGCAGCCAGAAGACAAGAACAACCACGCCATGGACGCGCTTCGCTACATGGCCCTCGGCCGATTCGGCCGCATGCCGAACACACGCCGTGAGCACGCCCGCTGATGCCGACCGTTCAAGGCTACGAAGAGGCGGCCAAGGCAATCGCCGCGAACGTCTCGCCGCGCTACGTCCGGCTCGAGGAGCTCGAGCGCTGGCAGAGCGGGCGCCAGTACGACGCCCTCCCGAGCTGGTGGACGGGCGGACCGACTGAGGTCCCGCGCTGGGAGCGGAAGCCCTGCACGGTCTACCCGGTCGTCGACGTAGCGTCGTCGAGCAACACGGATCTGATTCTCGGCGAGGGGCGCTTCCCCGAGATCACGAGCCGTCCGAGCGAGGACGAGAGCGACCAGGAGAACGGCCTCGACGAGGCTGACTCCGAGAAGCTCGATCGGTTCCTCGGCGAATACCACAAGCTTTCGCGCTTCAAGGCGCACAGCCGCGAGGCGTTCACGACCGCGCAAGCGACGGGAACGGCCGTGGCAATCAAGGGCCACCGTAACGGGACGCCCTTCGAGGACCTGATCCCAGCCAAGTGGGGGACGCCGAAGTTCGACGCTGACCGCGCCGTCTCTGAGCTCGAGATCCGCTACCCGTTCCTCGAGGAGACGAAGCAGCCTGACGGCCAATGGGTCGTCAAGGCCAAGCTCTATCGCCGGGTCATCACGACGACGCGGGACATCACCTACAATCCCGCCGACGCGAAGGAAGACGGGAGCGAGCCGAACTGGACCGAGGACAAGGTCCAGAGCGTCGACCACAATCTCGGCTTCTGCCCGGTCGTCTGGTACCCCTTCATGCGGGGCTGTGCGCCGGTCAACGAGATCGACGGCAAGGCGATCCACGCGAATCTGAAGGACGAGATCCAGGGTCTCGACCTCGCACTGAGCACGCACCACACGTGCCTGCTGAACAGCGAGCCGCAGCCGGTCGAGATCGGCGTGGACGACAACCACAACCCATCCGCCGAGATGGGCCGAGCCGCGATCGTTCCCTCGACGGAGCACGGCGGCATGGTCGGCCCCGGCGCGATTGGCGATCCCGGCGCCCCTACCGGCGCCTACGCCGAGATGGTAGCCCCTCCCGCCCGCAAGCGCGGCGGCGGCTTCGTCTGGCGCTATCCGGACCCGAATACGAATGTCGAGTATCTCGCGTTCCCGCCCGGCCTGCTGAAAGAGCAGGAAGAGGCGTGCGACGCCGAGCTTTCGAAGATCGAGCAGGCCCTCGCGGTCGTGCTCCCGAAGCCCTCTCAATTCAAGTTCGCCGGAGCCGTTAGCGGCAAGGCGCTCGCGGAGACCAAGTCTCGTCAGTACGACCGGTGCGATCAGTACCGGGACGACTTCGAGGCGGGCTTCCTGATCCCGAGCGTCAACATGCAGCTCCGGATCGCTCAGCGCGTCCGGAAGGATCTCAAGGTCCCGGGCGTCGCCGACGTTCTCCAGATCCTCGACGGGTTCGCGGCCGACAAGCCGCCGGAGGACAAGCCCGATGCCGTGGCAGCCGCCTAACCTCACCGTCCGCTGGGGCGCGTACTCGAAGCCCGACGGCGAAGAGCAGGCGCAGCTCGTGACGGCGACGCTCGCGCTCCTCGGGGCCGACCATGCCGCCGTCGTGACGCGCGAGATCGTGCTCGAGAAGCTACGAGGCGCGGGCGTACTCGACATCGAGAGCGTCCAAGCCGTCATCGAGGCGCTCGACAAGGAAAAGGCCGACGCGGAAGCGAAGGCAGTGGCTGATGCAGATCGCGAGCTCGATCACTCCCTTGCCCTTGCCGATGGCACGGCGAAGGCAAAGGTTGCAGCGGCTGGCGTCGGCGCTCCTCCTAAGGGTCCGCCCAAGTAGAATCATCCTCGCGGGAGGGCCTCGGTCCGGTAAGTCCACCTTCGCGGCGGCTCTCTCCGACGGATACCGGATACCCGTTCGCGGGACCGACGAACTCCGCTCCCTCGAGTGGTCCGAATCCTCGCTCGTAGCCTCGACCTGGCTCGACCGCCCCGGCCCCTGGATCTGCGAAGGCGTCGTCATGCCGCGCGCTTTGCGCAAGTGGCTTGCCGCCAATCCCGAAGGCAAGCCCGCCGACATCGCGATCTGGATCAACGCCCCCGTCTCCGAACGGGTGCGCGGCCAGGATGCGATGGCGAAGGGCTGCGAGACAGTCTGGGACGAAGTGTTCCTGCCGTTGCGAGAGCGCGGCGTCCGAATCCTGATCCCATGAACCTCTCCTACGAGTTCGGCCCCGACGGCCCCCGTCTTCTCCAGGACGCCGGACCGATGGGCGGCATCGTCAACGCCCGCGACGCCATCGCGCAGACGAAAGCGTCCGCGACGGCCGAGACCCCCGTCGCTCTGCTCCCCGAGCAAGTCCGCGCGCTCCCGGTTACGCCGCAAGCCGGAATCAAGAAGGGCGCCCCGCTCAACCGCCGCTCTTTCCTCGCCGAACTCAAGGCCCGCCTCTCCGAGGTCCGCCGCGAGCTGAAGGCGAAGCGCCTCCTCGAGAGCGAAGAGCACGAACTCGTCCGCCTGATCGCCGCCGCGAAGCAACCCCCGGCGCGCGTGACCCCCATCAACTCCGCCCGCAAGTCGGGCTGAACCCAAGGAAACCAGCACCATGGCCGCAGTCGCCGCAACCATTCAGTCCCTCGAGTGCATCGAAGGCCCGCAGGGCTCGATCGTCCACGCCACGACCGGCCAGCGCCTGGTCTACCGCCTCGGGCTCTTGCTCG